TAAAATACTTTCACCTAATGGGTCTAATGCCTCTATCATTGGGTCAAACTTTTTATCTACTTCTTCAAGCATAATATCCATACCAGATAAAACTTCATCAATTGTTTCACTATTAAATAGTGACCTAATTGCACGACCAATCGTACCTATACGAACAACTGCTTTTGATGCAAATTTTGCAATTTGTAAACCAACCATTTGTATATTAGTTTGTACGTGTTCGAAAGCTAATACTAATGCAACTACTGCTGCTGAAACTAAAACAACAGGTGATGCTAATAAAGCAAATGCTGATGCTAATCCTGAAATAACTAATATAGCAGGTCCTAATGCTGCAGTTATTCCTACTAATGTTAAAATAAGATTTTGTGTTGAGGTGTCTAAATTGTTAAACTTGTTTATTTGTGTAGTTAAAAATCCACTAAGTTTTTGTATAGCAGGTAAAATTGCAACTGCTAAAGTTTTACCTAATTCTGTAAAAGAAGTTCTTACTGCTTCTAATGATTTTTTAAATTTAAAACTTAATTCATCTTCTAATTCTGTAAATGCAGTATTTAAAGTTCCTGTTGTGTCTGACATACGAGCAAAAATTTGTTCAGTCGTACCGACATTATTACCCATTAAATCTAAAACACCTGTTAATGCTCTAACATTACCAAACACTTTACCTGCTGCTTCTTGATTATCACCAAAAGTTTCTGTTAAAGTTTTTAGCACAGACAATAAACCTTCTTCTTTTAATTGTTTTCTTAATTCTCCTGCTTCTAAATGAAAGTTTTTTAATTCTTTTTTAGCTTGTGAAGATGGATTTAATAGTGCTGATAAAATACCTCTTAGGGAAGTTGTTGCCATTGCTGCATCTGTACCTGTTCTTGACATTGCTGCTAATGCTGCACCGACTTCTTCAAATCCTACACCTAATTGAGATGATACAGGTAATACTTTACCCATTGATTGTGCTAAACTATCTGCTTCTAATTTACCCTCACGAACTGCAGCAGTTAAAACATCTGTTGCTTTTTCGGCACTTAAATTTGCTTGACCATAAGCATTTACTGCACTTGTAACCGCATCTGCTACTGTCTTAACTTCACCCAATCCAATTGCACTTGCTTTTGTTGCTGCTTCTAAAACTTTCATAGCATCAGCACCTCGTAAACCTGCTGAAGTAATAAAGAACAATGCATCTGCAGCATCATTCGCACTAACACCTGTATCGACTGCTAATCTTTTAACCGCACCACCCATTGCATCTACTTCATCACTCGCTACACCTACTAATGTTTTTATTTTGGTCATTGACTTATCAAAGTCCAATGCCATTTTTACAGATGCACCACCAATTAAAGCTAATGGTAAAGTTAAACTTGTAGTTAATGAACTTCCTAATGCTTTTGCTCTTGATGAAAATTGTCGTAATCTTGCAGATGCACCAGTTAATGCAGTATTTAGTGATGTTGCATTACCTATTAAATTGACTTTTAAGGGGAAATTTGATTCTGCCATAGTACAAAAATAACTATTTTTTATTCAACTTACTATTAACTAGTTTAGCATAACTTTCAAATTCTTCTCGTGTAGTTTTAGGTAGTTGTTTTTTTACTTTATCTTGAGGTAGCTTTATAAGGTCTTCAGGCTTTACCATTTGGCTTTTCTTTGAGCAGTTGACATTATGTATCATTGAACCAACAAAACGCGTGTGTTCCCACTCTAAATTGTTTTTAATAAAAAATGATTCAGAAATAAGGATATTTTCTTTAAAAGTATTAGCCCAAAATTCATTTGGATTAACACCTACATAACCAATATAAAAATCAGTTATATCATCCCAAGAAAGTTTATCTGCTATTTTTTTTTTAAATCTTTAGGATTTCTTTCTAAACCTCCATTTAAAGAATTACCTAATATTTTTGATTCAGTCATTGCAACAACTATTTTTTCGATTTCTGCTGCTTCAATATCTTCCAACCAATTACCAATATCAAACTCATCATAATCTATTTCTTTTTTATTCTCTTGGTCATAAGCTAATAGACCACTATAAATTAATGTTCGTAATCCTTTTATTGAAATACCATCAGAAAAAACATCTCCAATTTCAGCTAATGATATATTAAGCAAATCTGTAAAATTTGCCCAAAAGTTCATACTAAAATGGAGAGTTCTTTTTTTACCACCAATTTCTAGTGTGTAATATCCTCTTTGTTTTGTCATTTAGAATAATTTATAATAACAAATATAACAATTACACATAATAAATCAAATGTTTAATGTAATGTGTTAGTTAACACTTGTTGTAATAGCGCCTGTAACAGTTATTGTTCCTGAATAAGTAACCGCTTCTTCCATTGCACCACTTATTTCAGCTGAAGAAATATATCCTTCCCCTGTGTATACAGTATCACCAGTCGCAGCAGTTCCAAATGAGAAATCAACCTTTGTTCTAGCTAATAGATATCCTGCTAATTCATCACCACCTGCAGCATCAGTATAATCAACTAAACCATCAAAAGATATTTCCGCACTTCTAACTCCAGGAATAACTTCAGAAAATCCTGCTGAATCTTTTGTAGTTGCATCTGCCATATCGTTTGTAAAAGATACAGAACACGAAGTTGTATGTCCTATTGTTGCTAATGTTCCACCATCTGTAATTACTTTTAATAATAAATTAGTTCCGTTAAATATTGTACTTGCCATAGCTTATAATTTTTATACTACAAATATAATTAATTTTTAAATAATAGTTTTTATAGACCTGTTTTAAATAATAGTTCCTTAATAATGTTATTCCAACTGGTCTTAAACCAATTGTTAAATGTTCTAAATTGCTGTGCTAACCATTCAAATATTCTTACCATAATTTATTTTTTATTGAATTTATCTAAAAGTTGTATTGTCTTGATAATTGTATAAACCAAAGTAGCTATTATTAAAAGTGCTTGTAGTGCTTCATTTATTTGTGTCATACTCACTATATAAACTCCTAATCCTATTATTGTTGGTTTAAACCCTTCCATTTTATTTCATTTTATACATTAATTGAAAATGCTACATACAAAAACTTTACATTATTACTATTTATTGCTTGGTCAGTTCCATTTACTGTAAAACCATTAGAGCCAAAAACTATTTCCCAATCTGAAGAACTAGTACCTCTTGCGTTTATTGCACTCCAATATAAACTTTCCGTACCCCTAACTGAATCTATTACCACTACATTTTCAGAAGATGTAGACCTAATCATAACAAAATTTGTTGCAAATCCTGTTGTTACACTTATACCACTACTTCCTGTACCTGTATATGTTCCTATTTTCGATATGTCAGAATCGGCAAATGACCAAGCGGTATAGCTCTTATAAGCACCTCCTGATAAACAAGTAGAAGTTGGTGCAGCAAGACTAATGCCATCATCATAAAAAGATGCTCCAGTAAAACTAAATGAATCGTGTCCTCCATCAACAGCAGTAGTATAAGCATTAGTGTTTTCATTTCCACCACCAGGATATTCTACATATATGTTAAATGTCGGTGTTGTTGATAATCCGTGTCCAAAAGTACCTGGAGAACCCAAACTATCATCAGTTTGAATAAGTGACATATTATAAAGTTCATTTACCTGAACAGTTGAATCAGTTAAACAGTTTGTATTTGTAGATGTAGTTCCTCCATTGAACTTCCAACACCAAGCTACATAATCTTGTGATGATTCATTATGAACTGAATAAACAGTAAAACCATCAGAATCAAAAGTATCTAAATAATCATTTGGCTCATCTTGTGGTTTATTGCTTAAATTAAACCTATATCTCCATCTAGCTCCTGATGTGCTATTATAATGAAAAGTAGAGCCTGTAAAACTACCACTTTGAGTTCTACTTCTTATTACTACCCAATCAGGTTGAAAACCTACACCAGTAACTGACCTTGAACTACCATCTCCAGTCCAAGTTACTATATTAAATGATGGGTCACCTGCTGCTCCAGCAGGAAATAATTTTTTAGTTAAACTCATAACTTACCACACTGTTTTTAGTTGATAAAGCATTTATTTCAGACTCTTTAGTATTGTGGTCTGATAATATTGTGTTTCTTGCATCTTGAATGTCTTGTGGAACATCAATATCTCTTTCAGCTTTTCTTATCACATACCAATCTGTTTCTGCTAACATTCTATTAGTGTCGTTTTTTAATGATTCTATTTTAATCTCTTTCAATTCAGATAAAGATTCATCCCAAGTTCTATTATTAACTGGATAAGTAAATACACTACTGTCAGAATCAAAATAAATATCACCAAGTTTTTCAATTGAAATATTATAGTCAGGTTTTACTACATCATAAAAACCATACTCTTTAACTTCTTCGTTTGAAAGATTGTTAAATCCTCCAATAATTTTACCCCAAGATTTAGGTAAGTTATTGTATGTTTTAATTTCTCCGTTTATATTTATAGCGTACATATCTTTTATTATTTATTTATTAGCTTGGTGTTGTGTCTGATGTATAAGGTGCAACTATATAATTAAATATAGCATTTGCTGAATCATCAATACATTCAACTTGTATCATATTTGTTGTGCTACCATCATAATCAACTGCAGCTACTTTATTGAATGTTTCACTTGTTCCTGCATCACTATCAAATGTAATTGTTTGACTTCCTGTTAAATTATAGAAAGTAATTATTTGTCCTTGCTTAAAGTTCGTAAAATCAAACTCTATTGCTCCTGTTAAAGAAGAACCCATTTTAAATGTAGTTCCTGCCGACCAATCAACACTAACTGCTCCTGTGTAAGTAGTTATATCAACTTTAGCAGTATATCGGTTTTCTAGTTTAGCAAAAGTTACATTGTTATCTGCAATGTGTACTGTATCAACTGCTCCATCTGCTATTTCTGCTGAATCAATTGCATCATCAGCCATTTTAGCATTTGTTATTTGACTATCTGCTACTTTTGCACTTGTTATTTGATTATCACCTATGTGTACTGTATCAATAGAACCATCAACATATTGGTCTGAATTAATTGAATTAGCTGCCATCATACCATTATTAACGACACCTGTAGAAGAAGTGCCAATTAATGTTCCTACTGCTGCTGAAGAAATATTTCCTGAATTATCTACTGAAATACCAATAGAATTACCGGCACCATCTGATAATAATTGTGAACTACTATCTACTGTTCCGTTATCACTAAATTTTATTAATGATGAATAAGTATCTTTTATTTTATTACCTGTTAAAGTTGCCATATTATTTTAATTTAAATTTTTTCCCAATGTGTATTTTCGTGATTCCATTGATGTGTGTTTTTATCCCAAAACGATTTCAAGCGCTTTACGACTGCAATTATTTTATTTCCTATTTTAGGTATTCCTAGACCTTGTCCTAAGATATTATTCTATATAAGCAATTACTTTACCTGATGCTACACTTAAGGTGTGAAATGTA